CCTTTTCTAGTTATTGCTGGCATTTCTTTCCTTCTCCATAAGAGTTTGCAGTCTAGTATTCCATTGCTCTATTTCCTCATGTTGTTCTTCTGTATGAGGTTCTGGCGGAATACTAGGCACAAATTTAATTACATTGTCAAACTCTTGTGGAACATCTTCCCAAGAATGTACTGTAATTAACTTACCTTTAACTTTGAATACAAACTCGTGCATACGAGTATTTATTTTGTTTTGAGAGCGTCACCTAGTCCAGCAGGTGCTGTTACAAGTCCTGATGTTTGCTGTTGATATGCTTCAGCAAATTGTTTCATTGTTTTTGTAATGATTGTTACACTTGTTTTTTTAAAAAGATGCGATTTGTTTGCTTCAGCAGTAAACAAATACTGTTGCAATCCCATGCCTTGTTGAGCCATAACAAGAGTAAGTGGGGTTTTGATTTTGTAGCCTTCTGCTGTTTCTTCTTCTAGTTTACCTACAAGTTCTTCGCCACTATTAAGTTTGAGTGTTACAATATCGCCGTTTTTATATGGTGCTTCAATCAACATTATAGTGAGTGTCCTGTTCCGTTAAATCCTGTGTCATCTACGTATTTTGTGAAAGCATCATAGCCACCAATTTTCTTTCCGTTGATAACAATTTGTGGAACCGTTCTTGCGTTTGGAAATTGTTCCATTAGTTCTTCTCTAGTGTAGTCTGTGCCTAGTGATTTGTATGTGTATTTGAAACCTCGTGTTTCGCAAAAACTCTTTGCCTTGTCGCAGAAAGGACACATAGGTTTTCCGTATATTTCTATCATAGTTTAAAGTCCTTGAATGTTTCTTTTGATATATCTTGTTTTACGCCGCCTACAATATAACTTTCAACTTCTGTTTCTTGTGGAGCAACCTGTAGACCCGCAGAACTTAACCAATGCTGTGTCCAAGGTAGTGGGTTGGTATTAAGTGGGCGATCATATATTGTTTGTAAGCCTAGGGCCTTTAGTCGCTTGTTAGCGATAAACTCAACATATGCGTGTAGCAAGTTTGAATTCAATCCAATCATCGAACCATCCTTGAAAAGGTAATCCGCCCAACGTTTTTCTTCTTCAACACATTCACGCCAAAGTTCATATACTTCAGGCTCAAGTTCTTTTGCGATCTTTTTGAAGTCTGGATCGTCATCGCCTTTTGCCCAATGCTTTAGAATGTGTGTACTCAAGTTTAAATGTGTTGCTTCATCTCTAGCAATTAGAGAAATAATCTTTGCTGAACCTTCCATAAGTTTTAATTCACCAAATGCAAATGTACAAGCGAATGAAACATAGAAGCGTAACCCTTCAAGAATGTTTACAGTCATCATTGCCTTGTATAATGCTTTTTTAACATCATACATATCACCCTTGCCGTGTTGAAAGTATTGTGTAGCAATATCAGTAAATTGATCATAGTGTTTGGTTACACTAACAGCACGTTCAATAATTCTTTCGTCATCTAGGATAGTGTCAAACACTTCGCTAGGATTGGCATACACATTTTTTACAATGTGCGTGTATGAACGTGAGTGAATAGTTTCAAAGAAGTCCCAAGCAATAATACAACCTTCAAGTTCTGGATTAGAGCAATATGGTAGGAACGCCAAACACGGACCTCTACCCTGAACACTATCAAGAAGAGTTTGATACTTTAGATTACTTGTAAAGATATGCTTTTGTTCATCACGTAGTTCCTGATAATCGCCTCTATCCTTTTGCAGTGATACTTCTTCAGGACGCCAAAAGTAACCAAGCATGGTTTGATTGAGTTTATCATACTCTGGATACTTGAATACATCATATCTCTGTGTGTTTTGATCTGCACCAAAGAACATATACTCTTTAGTGAAATCTACCTTATCGCGGTTGAATACTGTTTTGCTCATTTTTGTCTGTGTGTCCTTTTTCTTTCTCGGCATAAAGTCCTATATAGCACAAGCGTCACAGTGTTCTGTGTCGTCTGCGATTGTTTCTGTCTCACCGTTTGAATGTCCGTTGACACCATTGGTATGACCGTTAGTTCCATTAGTCATAGTAGCACCATTTGTGTTTGTGTCAACCACTGTATCTTCCAATCCGGCTGGTTGATGGTTATCTTCTTCACCTTTAAAGTCATAGGTATTTTGATAGTAACTTGTTTTCCAACCCATCTTGTAGGTTGTTAACATGTCTTTCATCATTACACTCATTGGTACTTCGTTGTTTTCATATTGTAGTGGATTGTATGACCAGTTACCACTAATGGCTTGATCAAAGAATTTTTGCATAACAGCAACAATATTAATGTAACCTTCGTTGCCTTGCATATCCCAAAGTAGTGTATAAAAGTTTTTTAGTTGGTTAAATCCTGGAACAATCTGCTTAAGAGGTCCTTTCTTTGACTTCTTAACGGACAAGTATCCTCTAGGTGGTTCAATTCCATTTGTTGCATTTGACACAACGGAACTGCTCTCCGAAGGCATCTGTGCGGACAATGTGCTATGGCGTAGTCCGTGTTCTTTGATATCTTTTCGTAGAGTTTTCCAATCATGATTTAATTTCTTTCCGACAATCTCGTCAACTTCTTGCTTGTAAGTGTCGATAGGTAAAATGCCGTCGCTGTATTTTGTTCTATTGAAATATTCACAAGCACCTCTTTCTTGTGCAAGTTTGTTACTTGCTTTTAAAAGATAGTATTGGAAACTTTCTGTTAAGTCATGTACAAGTTTCCATGCTTTTTCATCGGCATACTTGACTTTGTGCTTGGCTAGGTAATGTGCTAGGCCGATATAGCCGATACCTAATGAGCGTCGAGCCTTGGTAGATAATTCTGCCGCTTTAACAGGATATCCTTGATATTCAATAATTTCCTCTAATGCTCGAACGGACAAGTCACACAGTTCTTCAAGTTCTGAATTTTCTTTATTAAGTGTTAACGCACCTACGTTAATTGCTGAAAGAATACACAATGCAATTTCACCATTCTCGTCATCAATGTGCTGGATTGGTTTTGTAGGTAGTGTAATTTCTTGACACAAGTTACTCATGTAAACAGGATCTTTAAATGAACTGTGAGTGTTACAGTGATCAACATTCATAATATAGATACGTCCTGTTTCGGCACGTTCTTTTAGCAGTGCTGAAAACAATTCGTGTGCATCAATTTTCTTTTTGCGAATAGATGTTTTGCGTTCATACTGTTCATACAATTCTTTGAACTTGTCTTGGTCGCTGTAAAACGCTTCATACAAGCCAGGGACATCATGTGGCGAGAAGAGAGTAATGTCTCCGCCACTCAATAATCTTTCATACATTAATTTGTTAAGTTGAATTGAATAGTCTAGTTTACGCACACGATTGTCATCTGTGCCTTTGTTGTTTTTAAGAACTAGAATGTCTTCAATTTCATAATGCCATAATGGGAAGTGTGTAGTAGCACTACCTCCACGTACACCGTTTTGTGTACAACTTCTTACTGTTGCTTCATAAACTTTTAAGAACGGGACAACACCTGTATGTGCTACTTCTCCGCCTCTGATTTTAGAATTGATTGCTCGTACTCGTCCCGCATTGATTCCAATTCCTGCCCTTTGAGCAATGTAGTAACCGATCGCACTATTACTGCTAAAGATACTAGGAAGAGTATCATCCACATCAACAAGAACACAACTGGCAAACTGACGAATAGGAGTACGCACTCCAGCCATGACAGGGGTTGGTATGTTGACTTTAAAAAGTGAGGTCGCATCATAATATCTTTTTACGTATTGTAAACGTGTCTCCTTTGGATATTCAGCAAATAGTGTTGCCGCAATCATCATGTACATAAACTGTGGAGTTTCGTAAATCTGTCCACTGCTTCTGTCCTGACACAAGTACTTATCAACAACCTGACGAAGACCAGCATATGTAAATTCTTCGTTACGGTCGTGTTTAATGTATGTGTTTAGTTTTTTTAATTCTGTTTCTGTGTACTTTTCGCGAATAGCAGGATCATACACACCACGTTCAATATTAGCATCTATAATTTGAGAAAGAGTTTGGTGATCGTACTGACCGTAAACTTGTTTGTGTAATCCGTATAGCATCAAACGTGCCGCCGCGTATTGATAATTTGGTGATTCTAAACTGATTAAGTCATTAGCACTGCGGATTAAGATGTTTTGAATTTCGTCTGTGGTCATTCCGTCATAAAATTGCAAGTCTGCGTTCATCTCAATCTGTGATGCTGATACACCTGTTAGTCCGTCACATGCT